TACCGCACCCATGCCGTACCTCGACCGCCGAGGAACCTATCCTCGACATCGTATTTCATGGTCGAGCGGAAGTCGGGGTAGTGCTCAATCTCAAAGTCGATGGCGCGTTCGACCAGCCGTGCAGCGACACGCCCAACGGGGTCGTTGTCACCGAAACGGCGCTGTACATCAGCCTTCGGCAGTTTGGCGTAAACGGCAGGGATGAGCGTCTGGACATTGCTCCAGAGGATGTTGAACTTGGCGGTTTCGTTGCCGCCCGAACCTCTAGTGTCGTCGCGGTAACGCTTGACGAGTTTCTTTACCCGAGCCTGCCACTTGGCAAACTCGTTCTCGTAGGTGCCGATGACCCGCAGGTACTTCTCAAGTTCTTGGCTTGCGCGTTCGTCCATTGCTTAATCCTTCTTGTTTCGCGCAGAGATGGCTCTGGCCTTTGCCTTCGCATCTTCCTTGCTCGACGCACCCCAAGCACGCAGCGCAAGCGCAAGGCGTGTCGGCTTGCCGTTCTTTTCCATCGGCCCAGCCATGTTCCCCATGCGTGCGAGGAACGATGCGCGGCGAGGATTGTCGCCGCCCTTCACCGGGGGCTTGAGCGTGCCGCCCGTCTCGGCTTTGTAGGAAGCGCGGCCCTTGGCGTTCAAACCGCCCTTCGGGTTCTTGCCTTCACTACGCTGCCACGCTGCGCTCATCAGTAACCCTTTTTCTCTGGCTTAGCGGTCTTGGCAGACTCGCGGAACGCCTTTGCGGTCGGCGCACCAGCCTCTCCGGGCTTACGCATCCTCTCGCCGGAGCCAGCCTTGATACGCTCCTGCTTCGCTAGGATGTTGGCGTAGAGTCCGGGCTTACGGTTCATTTGCTGAACAGTCCAACCGCCAGCACGGCAGCGCCTGCACCCGTTGTGACCTTCCACGGGCCGGTAGCCGCGTTGAGGTTGAGTTCGAGGCTATACACGCCCACCGGGGTGTTAGCCGGGATAGCAAGCACGGTCGTGCTGCCGTCAATGATGCTGACCGTTGATGTCGCAGCAGTCGAAACAGTCACCACAATGCGATGCAAATAGTCGTTTGCTGCGCCATTAGTGCCAAGCACCTGCTCGGTCTGCGAAACGGCGACCGTCTCGTAGGGGTATTGATACGGAAGATTTACGCCACTCATATTCGCGCCCTCCTTGAGACGCTACGCTCGTGAACCTGCCACATATCGTTTAGCGTGACCTCGTTCTGTGGCCCAACAATCAAGGTCTTGCTCTCTAACGGCCTCTGCGCGGACGGTTCAGCCCTCCACGCAACGGCAAGCATACGAAAAGCGTCAGCAGGGTGTGATGTCCAATCGTGTCGGGGTGATGCCCTGAACGCTTTCTTGTCCTCATCATACTCTCGTTGATACTGGCGTAAAGCCTCTATTCCGTCGCCACATTTTACGGAATTGAACCAAGTTCGGGGCAACATCTGGCGAATTGCTTGGATTCCGTCCTGTAAGCCGATGTTCGGCACCACGGACAAATGGTTGATGCCGAGGTGGTCAGCCAACTGCTCTACGATGCTGCGCCCCGTCTGTAGGCTCTTGGCGCGTGCGTCATGCGGCAGGTAATGCTTGCCGTACTGATAACCCTTGTTTACAACCACTTCTGCAATGGCGCGGATGTCTGCGCCCGAGACTGCGTAAAAGTCGATGACGCGCACCTCGCCGCCCACCACCTGATACCACCAGATAGCCGTGTCGTCGCGGTAGCCCAAGTCCCATGCGGTGTGTACCGGATACCCCTCCGTAAAGACTACACGCTCGTTAATACGCGGCTCTGCCTGCCGCATCTCTGTGCCGAAGAACGCGCCGAGGATAGCCGCCTCAAAACTGCACTCAAACTCTTGGAGGTACTGGTCTTCCGACAACTGTGCCTTTGCCGCGTTGAGTTCGCTCTGCGGCAGTAGCCCAGACTCGCTAGCCGGTAGGCGCAGGACAAACCATTCGTCGGGAATGCGCTGGGCGGTCTGGTAAATGTCGTAGAACTGATTGCGTCCCTTCGGAGTGCCTGCAAAAACGCACCATCCGGTTTTGTCAGCAAGAGCCGGTCTTAACACATTACCGAATACGCTGGGCTTAAAGTCACCGTACTCATCGAGATACAGGCCGCTAAACCCGAGGCCGCGCATCGCATCTGCGTTATCCGCGCCGAACAGTCCTATCTTCGCGCCGTTAACCAGCGTCAGCGTCATCTGCGATTCGTTGATGTCTTGGGCAAGCGGTGCGGCGTAGTGCTTAAAATAATCGAACGCAACGCGGCGTGCTTGGTTCTGGTACGGAGCGACATACCCGAAAAGGCCGTTTGGCCCCCGGTACATGAAGGCTGCGCGGATGATGTCGTTAACCGCTGCGACAGTCTTGCCAGCACGCCGATGCGCGACGAGGCAGGCCCACCGCTTTGTACGGTCGTGGAACGGCATGAAAGCCCGTCTAGGGCGGTACGGGAGTTCTACCCGCTGCTTCACTCGGGCTTGCCCCAAGTCGCCTCAATCTCAATCTTGCTGCCGTCCGGGCCGCTGTGTTCGTGCCGTGCGAGTTTAGGCACATGGTATTCAAGTAGGTCGCTGAAGCACTTAAACGCCGCCTCTGCGCCCTTGTTCGCGTGTATCTCTTCGAGCCAGCCCTGTAGCCGACCTGCGTTGCCGTCTACAAATCGCGCAATGGCTTCTCTAGCCAGTTGCGTTGACTCGTTGGGCACGCCCTTCGGTCTGCCGGGGCCACCCTTTCTGCCCTTTTTGAAAGAACCTTCGTTAACCATGTGAACAGTTTACTTCTGTTTACCGTGCCGCATCAACCTGTTAATCCCGCTTAAGTATCTTAACCTTCTTTTCCTCACCGGGGAACACGACGAAGTTGCGCGTTCCGGTGCCGCTACCACCGCGACTGCCTGCGTCTAGGTATTTGATGCCGGGGATGCCCAAATTTTTAGTTTGGTCATGCCCCATTTTGTAAAGTTCGGCTCCGGTTAACTCTCCGACTTGTTCATCGGTTCTGAACTCAAACCTTTTGCGCCAGTTTTTATCTGACAAAACTTTGCGGTAAATCTCCGGCTGTTCACTCAACGGCTTATCCCAATCGAGCATACGGTCTATCATCTCGTCGGGTAGGTCGGCGGTGTAAAGGTTACCCGGAGTTTTTTGCAAACCCACATATTCCTTCACGGCTGCTTCATAAGCGGGTTTTGCGCTTGGCGGAACGCGGTGGTATCGCAAAAAAGTTTCTGGTTTTCGGCCGCCGTCTACCCAATCCATAATTTGCGATGATATTGCTCTTGAATAATCTGGGTGCGCCGCGCCAGTTTCTAACGCCGCATCTGCTGCTTTTTGCCAAATTTTGCCATAAGCAACCGATTGCGAATCTTTCATATAACTTGATGCGGCTAAGCGTTCTTTGTATCCCTCCGCCACCTTCGGACTTTCGGCAAGATAAATCCCATGCCCATACGCTTGCGCTCCCTCGCCCGAGCCAATCTTGCTAGCGTCAAACTCCCCTAGCGGGTTTTCCTCGGTCGGCTCAAAGCGGTGCGGACTGCCGTGGTACACATCTAGTTCAGCGATAGGGGCGGTTTTGCGTAGCGCGGCGGCTATCCGCAGCGGGTTAACAAACTCACCCGCGAATTGACCCATTGCCCGTGGGCTTTCAAACGCTTCTACAACTGGGTCAACAACAACCGCTTTAGCCGTCTGTACGGGCTGCGTGACCAAAGCCTTACCCAATGCACCAATCCCCTGCGCCGTAGCGTCTAGACGCGGTGTAGGGGCGCGTGCGGCGGCGGCTTGGGCAAACTCTGCCGTCGTCATGCGCCCGATGTTGGGGTCGCTCGTAAAGGCCTCGTATGCAAGTCCACCGACATCCCGTGCGCGGTCTGCGAGGGTATCGACTACCCCGCCACCGAAGTCAGCGGCACGGTCGCGCATCTGCTGGAGGTATTGCAGCGCGGCAACAACCCGTGACGGTTCCGCTTTCTTCATTGCTTTGGGTTAACTCGCCGTGCTTCTTGCTCATGTAAGCGTTCAGCGTAGCGTGTGCTTTCTTCCGGTGTTTTGAATTTGCCGAGGTGTTCGCCGGTTCGACGGTAATGCTTGATGGCTTCATCTTCACTTACGATGCGCCCGTTGACGACTGTGGGGATGAGGACTTCTTCGCCGTCAATGTTAACGCCCATGCTGCGTATCGTACTAATACCGCCTTCACCGGGGATTTCGTTCTTTACGCCAAGTCGTTCGTTTAGGTTGATGTTTCCCGGTTCAATTAGGTCAAACATCGCCATATCTTCTGCGCGGTAATTTCGCAAAGCGTCGGCTATTTTTTTAGGTTTATATGGCATTACCTATGCGCCATTATTCGAGGTTTTCGAGTTTGTACTTTAGGCTCGTCACGCCATCCACAACCGCGTCAAACAGGTTAACAAGGTCGCTGTCCTTCGGGAGTGAGCCTTTGATTTCGTCAAGGAAGGTCAACAGCGACTTCACATACGCCTTCGGGTTGCTGTTCTTGTGGAACTCGACATCGTAGCCCGTGATGATGCCGTACCTACCTTGATACGCCTCGGCGTACTTGTCCACGAGGTCGGGGATGGCTTCGTAATACTCCCCCAGCGCCATGTGCTGCGCGAAGGACTTCGTAGCAAGGTGCTGAAGGTGCGTGATGGTCGCGCTATGGAACATGGTTCCGACAAAAAGCGCAGCGGTTTTTTCGTGCGAGGCCATGACTCTCCCCTATGGTACGATGATGCTAGACCCCTACAGGGAAGGATGCAAGCATGACTACTATCTCCGACGAGTACCGCGCCCAGCAGGTCGAACTGCACACCAATCCCAACTATGGCGTGGCTTCCATCGCTTTTGCGCCCATCGTTGCAAAGTTAATCGTGGATAACGGCATTAAGTCGTTGTCCGACTACGGTGCTGGCAAGAAAAACCTGCAACGCGCCCTTGAGCCTGCGGGTATCTCGATTGATTACCGACCCTATGACCCAGCCTTTCCAGAATATGGCGACCCACAAGAGGCCGACCTTGTAGCCTGCATTGATGTGCTGGAACACATTGAACCCGACCGGCTTGACGCGGTGTTGGATGACCTCGCCCGTATCATGCCGAAATTGGGCTTCTTCAGCGTCCACACGGGGGCGGCGGTCAAGGTGTTAAGCGACGGCAGGAACGCCCACCTCATCCAAGAGCCTGCGCGGTGGTGGCTTCCCCGCCTCTGTGAGCGGTTCCACATTCACCACCTTCAACACCATCAACTCATGGGTCAAGGCTTTTGGGTCGTCGTCAGCCGCGCCTGAAGCCACGCAACCGTTTCGGCAGGGTCACGGGCTAGGTACCACATCCCCAAAGGCTCAAACGCCATCTGGAAGCGTTCCTGACCCCTTCGCAATTTGCCCGTCGGGGTCTTTATTTCGAGGAAGGCAGCAAAGCCGGGGGCGGTGACCAGTTTGTCGGGTACGCCTTGACCTGCCTGTCCCAAGTCGTAGACCGTAAACCCTGCCGCTCTTACGGCTGCGGTGATGGCGGCATCGTTCGCGTCACGGCGCGCGGCGTAGCGCATCAGAAAGACCCGTCGGCGTACTCATACCACAGCCGGTACACCGCAATAAACTCATCCACGCCTTCGCCTAACAACTTTGGTTTGCCGAAAGGTGGCACCGAGTAAAACCGTCCGATGCGTAGCCCGTTGTCCGTATCGCCGCGCACTATCCAAACTTGAAAACCCGTAGTCCCTGCAAGTGCCTGCAAGGTGCGGCGCAGCCCTTCGGACATCCCCTCACCCTCACGCTTCCATTCTAGTACGAGGAACTTTCCTTTGCGTTCGATGATGCCGTCGATATTGCAGGGGCAGGCTTTCGGATTGTTCGGCAGCAGCCCAAGGAACGCGCCGAAATCAATATGCGGCGCATCCCGGTTCCTCATCAGCCGCTCAAACTCCACGGCGTTTGTCGTGCGCTGCGCGTTGTGGTGATACCCATCCTGCGCGGGTCTTAACCCAGCCGCGTGACCGCAGCAGTTCCTCGTTACCGCAAGCACCGCTGCGATGTTGGAGGATAGCCGAAGCGCCGTTAAACTTTTCCCCGCATTGTTTGCAGGTGCGGGTCATCGCGGCACCTCCTGCCGCTCTTTGAGCCGTGAAATACCACGGGGGCCAAAGAGGCAAAACACCATCGTCTTGAGGTGCGGGTTACCCAATACCTCCCCGGCAGGCGCATCGCGCAGGTGCATC